AGGCAGACCACTTACATATCAACGTCCACAGGATCAACCTGACTACAATCCAAACTGGATGAAGGCGTATGGAATAAGTCCAACCGTAGATCCGGGTAAATCATCTAAGAATCCAATGCCTAGACTACGTAATCCCGACCCTAAGGGTTATATCATGGGACAGGCTAGAAGTAGAGCCGAAAATGAAGCTGAAGGTAACATGTCTGTAGCTCAATTATTAGCAGAACAGAAATCTTTACCGGAACCTAAAAAAGAAAAGATGGAAAAGAAAGAAGAGGCACAAGGAGAGAAGACTGAAGAAATTGAAAAGAAAGAAACTCCGAACCAAGAATCACCCCAAGTAAAATAGATTCATTGAGGTAGTCTAATGAGTGCAGCTGCAGCAGCTAAACTATTACCAGGAACAGCTGGAAGATTTAAAGATATTATGCCTTTGCTAATGTCTTCTATGCCCGGTGCTTTGTTTTCCGGAGGATTTGCCACTCTTACTACTGGTAACCCTTTAGCAGGATTAACAGTTGCTGGGGCTGATTTATTAGGAAGTACTGCTTTAGCTTCAGGTATTGGAGCCTTAGGCGGTAAAACTGGTACAAGAAAGATATTCGGTAAAGATGTAAGACTTGCGGGAGGTAAGGTTACTAAATTAAGACCTGATGACGTAATACCTAAAGAAGCTAGAACAAGTAAAGAAGCGTTCGAGAAATTTATGCAAAGAAGAACATCCTTTGAACCTTCTCCAGCACAAACGGTAGGACAGATATCAGGAAGTATCGGAGCAGTCTTAGCTGTAGAACCGATGTTTTATCCTAAAGATCAAGGTGACATTGTTCAACAACAGTTATTTCAAAGATATGGCACTAGTCAATTAATGACTAATCCTCGAGCTGCTATAAATAATTTGACATACCTTTCTAGAGATATAAAAGGAGATGAGGTTAGAGATGGACAGAATATGAATTTATCTCCGGGAACTTTATACCAAATGGCGGGTAATCCAATGAGAGGTGCGTAGTATGTTCTCTCAATTTTTTCAAAATTTAAAGACAGGGTTTCAGAAGGCTGAAGATATAATGTCAGCACGTCAGGATTATAGACACTCTGTTATTGATCCTGAATTTTATAAGAATATAAAACAAGGTTATCAAGGACCTGACCGTTCAGTAAAATCTGGTAAGAAAGTAAATTTACAGGGAGCAGAGAATGTTGGAGAATTTCTAGGAGCTTATGCCGCTAGAGTATCTACCGACATCTTATCTGACGGAACTAGACAGTTTTATTGGAGATATAATCATCCTCTTGCCATAGGACAAAAGATTGTGGAACAAGCTGTCCCTCAGTTAGGAGATATAAAAAGTCCTGTTCAAAGAGCTTTAGTAACTGGTGCCGTAGGAGCACCCACTGCTGCTTCTTTAGGTATATTTGATGTTACTAATCCAAGTGAATTATTTAGACCAAGAGGATATGCACAATCTTATGCAGAGAAAGGATCACAGGATAGAAGAAAGACAGCAGAACCAGGTATGGAATTGTTCGAAAGATTTTTCTTAGGAAGAAGAGGCAGACCTCTGAAATACGAAACAGCTAAAAGAGATATTCCTGATCTCACTCCTCAAAGATATGGTCAGGCAATGCGTAGTCAGTACCAAGATCGTGGTGTATTAGGTTTAGGTTTACTTAAAGGGACAACTGCAAATATAGAGGGGTATCCTGAGATCCGTGTTGTAGGTTTTCCTGTAGGTCTCCAAGCCGTTGGAGCTACAGCTGGAGGTATAACCGGGTTAAAAACTGCAGTGGGTCAGAATCTAATGACTAATAGAGGATCTAAAGCACAAAGATTCAAAGCGGCAGGTGTTACTTTAGCAGGATCACTTGGTGGTGCAGCTGCAGGTAAAACTTTGAATATGGCAATAGCCAGTGCTAACAGACCTAAGTATTTAACTACCTCAGATTATATGCAAGGCTGATGATAGTACTGATAAAATTAAAAGATAAGAACAGAGAGAAGATCTAGTAATGGCTAAAGAGAAAGCATCGGTACCTTTTGACTTTGCAGGATTGATGGCAACCATGGGGGATCGTACCCAACAAGGTTTATATGGAATGTTCCCCCAGACGGCCGCTCGATACTCAGGTGCACCGGCGATAGCTTCTCGTTCTTTAAACGTTTCACCTTTTGCCGTTTCTCCCACACAATTAGCTAAGGGAGCACAAGGTGTCGCACTGATGGGCACAAGAAGATTACCTCTAGTAGCTGGAGGTTTACAAGCGTTAGGCGGAGATCCAATAGGAGGAGTAGGAACAGCAGCTGGAGGTTTTGGTGGAGCTTTAGCAGGAGCTAAGGCAGGAGCATTTCTTGGACCAAAGGGAGCAATAATAGGAGGTCTCATAGGTGGTACTTTAGGTAGTAATATTGGACAGGGCCTCACTAGGTCTGTAACAGGTATTGATGTAAACAACCCATTAACAGGACCAGATATAAGTCTTGCAGGTATTCCATTAACTCCATACGCTAAGACTAAGAAAGGTGTTGAGAGAGCAGCTGAATTAGAAGCAATGAGATATAAAGAACTCTTACCTATAATGGAGAGAGCTAGACAACAACAGTTCCAAAGAGATTTAATTGGAACTCAAGTTCAAATGGCTGGACAACTTCTTGGCAATATTTATCCGAGGTAATTAAGATGCTGGCAGGTGATGGTTTTTTCGGGCAAAGTGGCCCAGCTAAAAATTCTTCAACAACTAAAGATAATAAAGGAACTAATCCATTTAAAGATGTACCAGGATTTGTTAAGAATTTTCTTGAGGATTATTATGGTCCAAATTCAGGCGCTAAGAAATTTTTACCTTTTCCTATGAATTTAAATTATGGGATTACCGAGCAGATGTTCCCAGAAACGGTTGGTAATTTAGAAAATATTTTTAAACAGGGGAAGGAAGAGGAAACAAAAGTACCAGAAAGAAATTATTTAGAAGAGAATCAACAATTACTACAAGATATAGCAAGGTTAGGTGAACAAGCTAGGGGTCGAGATTTTGTAAGAGAGGGAATAAGAACTCTTGTAAATGCACCTCTGATAGGAGCACAAGCTCAGTTGGCAGCTGCTGAAGGAATTAATAGATTAACTATAGGAAACATGGGAGCTATGGCTGCTCAAAACAGAGTGCTAGAAGCAAATCCACCAAAACAAAAAATAGCTGGTAAATATTTCAGGTAGTAGAATGGAATCATGTTTGAAAGGAGGATAACATAATATGGCTATTCCTTATTTAGGCATGGCCGCAATTGGCGGAGGTTTTGGTTTACTCGGGAATATCTTTGGTGCTCGTCAGGCAGCATCTGCAGCACAGGCTCAGATGAATGCTGCTGCTGATCAGCTAAAGAATAATGTAATGATGAACAGAGAAGCTAGAAAAGGAAACCTAGCTAAATTCATCGGACAGAATGTAGCAGATTATGGCTACGGAGCAGATTTGGACCTAGGCAGACAATTATTCGCTACAGAATATGATAGGACGAGAGGCCGAGACTTAGATCGAGATGCTGCCATGAAAGATTTTAAAGCTCAGGTAGCGATGAGAGAAGATCCTACTTTTAGAGGACAGCAACAGAGAAAATTTAGAAGAGGTTTAGAACAAGCAAGAGTAGAACGTCAGGCAGCCATGGAAGGCATGTTTGGTAAGATTGTCTAGGAGAAATTATGGGAAGTAGAAACGTTACTTATGAAGCACCGAAGATTGAGAAGGATACATCTTTTCAAGATTATTTAAAGTATCAGCAGGAACGTGAAGCTAAATTAGATGCCCGTGCAGAACAAGAACGTCTTGATAGAGAGTCTGAAGCTTTATCATTGAGGAAATCTAAGGCATCTGGGTTGCCTGCATTTTATAATCGTCTTGAAAATCAACTAAAAAGCGGTGCAATTGGCATTGGTGATGCAACATCATCATTACAGAGTTATATAGATGTTAATAAACTCGGTGGGACCTTCTCTCCTGTTACTACAACTACAGATACAGGTGTGGCTGATGATCCAAATACTGAAGTAGATGAAAGTAAATCAACCACTACCACAACCTTTTCTCCAGGTTATGAAGATCCTACAAAAGGTGCTTCTCAATATTTAGATAAATTAAACACGCTTGTTTCTGGTGAAGGTGGTACAGGTGGGTTACTAAACAAACAACGTACGGCTCAGGTAAATGTTGCTTTTCAGAATTTATTAGGTAGACAACCAACAGGGTCTGAACTAACCCAGAATTTGGGTCTGTTAAGTGGAGAAGGTGGGCTCCAGCTTCAGGATATAAGAGATAATATTAAATCTTCAGAGGAATATACTAAGAAATTTAATGATAATTACCTAGATAATTATTATGACACCTTATATGGTAAACAAACCGTAGATGAAGAGGGGAATAGAACTAAGAAACGGACATTCACTTTCGATGCTTCTTTACTACCTACCTACGGTGCTGATTTAGCTGATAGAACTAAAGTAGATACTACTACTGGACAAGAGTTTTCTGATTATTTTGCAGAGGGTAGATCCATTGAAGAGTTGAAAGAGGGACAACAGAACATTAGAGAGACCAGACAATTCATATTCAGTTCTGGCTTAAAAGAGCTACAGGGAACTATAGATAAAGAAACCCAAAAAATTAGAAACCAAGGGGCTAAAGATATAGCTAGGATTAATCAAGGAACTTCGATGTATAACTTGTTAGGTGGTTTTAGATTTTAAACCTCTATAATAAAAACATGCATTAATTATTTAATTAAATAAAATGACCGAACAGACACCTGAGCAAAAGGCAGCAGCGGCGAATGCAGCAGCAGGTATAAACCCTACTGATGACGCCACTAATTTTGATATTGCAAATTTCGAAGCTCTATTAAACAGATTAGAAGCTTCTAAGAAACGTCAACAGAGACAAAAGTCTGTAGAAGGACGTAAAGATATCTTTGCTACTGGTCTTGCCGGTATGATGGGTAATTTCTAATTGATATCATTACTATAGGTTATTAAAATGGCTGTTGATCCAGTTGATAAAACTTATGAAGATGACGATTATTTTGATCTGGATAAATATCGTCAAGCAGCTGGGGTAGCATACGAATTTTCTAAAAAGAAAATGGAGGATAGTGGTGAACAAGAACGGAAAACGATCGGCAAAGGTGGCGAAGAGACCAGAGAGACCGCTGCTCAAAGACAACGGTTCTCAGAAAGAGACGAAGAAAGAGATCGTAAACAAGCACAATCAGCGTATAGATATTAACCTATTTCACAATTGGGTAGATAGTTTAGACTCCGCCACACAGGAGTCTTTCTGTTCTTTTGTGTCTGATAACAATTCGATAATAGAGTCTTATTTGTATTCTAGATTTTTAGGTTATGAGGGTACTGTGGTTCCTTGTGAGTTATGGATAAAGAAGAACTATAAAAAACCAGATCATCGTAAGAAGTTATTATATGAAATTGACGAGATGCAGGAGGATATAAGAAAACTTAGAGAAGATATCGAAAATGGTATTGTTAAGAGAGATGCAGGAGTAGGAAGAATTGCACAGATGCAGAAAGAGTTAAGAAGCACCATATCAGAGATAGAGAACTTTACTAATATGAGAGATCGTAAAGGTTTGCTTATGGCTGGTGCAGATCGTGCAATAAGAGAATTAATGTTTGTTTTTAAAGACGATCCAATAGAAACACCTCTAGAAGAAGCGACGATGAGTGTCTGGGCGAGAATGCAGCTAGAGGAGTAGTGCAGTTAAAATAAGAAGAAATGAATAAATAAAACTGCTTCAGAATGGCTAAGAAAAAAATGCCACCTCAGCTTCTTGAGTACTTTAAAAATAAGAACGAGAAAAAAGAAGACGGCTCTAAAATGAGTGATAAAGAGAAACGCACAGAAGCTTTAGATAAAGCCAGAAAAGCTAAGAAAGCCGCTAAGACTTATAAAGATAAGAAGGGAGCAGAGCAGCCAAAAGATAAGAAGTAAGTTACTATTTAGTAGTAGTCTAGTTATTAATTAGTGCCTTCTTATACTCACCTTGCTTATAGACGTAATGCTAAAGCAGCGGCTCGTAAGCAACAGATTAAGAAACCTAAGAATGCAGAAGCATTACAAAAAGCTAGAGAAGATTTTGGATATTTCTGTGAATATGTAGCTGATAAACCTCCAGCAGAACATCATAAGACTTGGCATAGACATTTTATAACCAATGAGGACAGTAGTTGTTTATTAAAGATTGCAGGTCCTAATGTTGATCTATTAGCTCCTAGGGGTTCGGCTAAATCAACTGTATTAGGTTTACTTACCGCTTGGGCCATTGGTATCCATACACAAGCTAAACAGCCTTTGCAGGTCTTGTACTTGTCTTACACTGTTGATATCGCTAGATCCAAATCAGCGACAATTAAAAGAATTATAGAAAGTAAGAGATATCAGGAAGTTTTTCCAAAAGTAAGATTAATGAAAAACGTAACCAGTAATGAGTACTGGTCAATAGATCATAGGTTTGCAGGTATAGATACTACTGGAGAAGAACAGTTTACATTATGTGCAGCTGGTCTGAAAGGTTCTGTTACATCTAAACGTTCCCATTTGGTTATGATTGATGATGCTATAAAATCATCAGCTGATATTGCTAATCCAGATATTAGGAATCAGATGAAAGAAAACTGGAATGCTGTCATAGCTCCTACTATGTTTGAAGGAGCTAGAGCTATTTGTTTAGGCACTAGGTTTAGACATGATGATATACATGCCACTACTTTTAATGAACAGAATAATTGGACACAGATTGTTTTATCAGCAATATTAAATGACTCTAAAACAGGAGAGGAAGAATCTTACTGGCCTGAGATGTGGTCTCTTGAATATTTAAAAGAAAAGAAGAGACAGGCACCAATAGCTTTTTCTTTCCAATATATGAACCAGATAGTTAGACAGAACGAACTATCACTGGCTCCGGAGTTAATTGTTAAAGCAGAAATAGCTACTGAGTTTGATACGTTAGGAATAGGAGTTGACCTGTCAGCTGGGGTAAAAGAAAGAAATGATTACACTGTTATGGTGTTAGGGGGACGAATAGAAGATCGTATTCACATAATTGATTACCGACGTATCAGGGTCATGGGTAACCTAGAAAAATTAGATGCCCTAAAAGAGCTTCTATACGACTGGTCGATAATAGGTAAAGATGCTAATGAAAATTATTTTCCCACCTACTCTACATGCGATATCTGGTCAGAGGCTGTACAGT